ATTGTTTCGTCAAACACAAATATTGCGTCTAACTCTGATCCTCGATCTATTTGAATACCGGAAGTCTGTAGTGTAACACCTGCGCCAGATTCGCCGTTATTCAGATAGATAATGTTATCTTTAATAGTTAAAGTTTCACTTTCTACTGTTGAGGTATTGCCAAGAACAGTTAAGTCGCCAGTGATTCTAACGACACCAGTTTGATCACCTGTATCGAGCGTGATCACACCCCCGGACTGAACCGAGACTTTATAATTATTTTCACTGACTTTAACTATTCTTGACATGTTATTACCTTAGTAATTACTGATTTGCAATTTGAACAACTGATCCGCTTGCTGCTGCAAATGACCAAGGAGCTGTTGCACCTGTTGCATAAACAGAACCAAGACCGCCAGACAACTGAGTTAGCGTTGCTCTGTGACCTGTTAGCTTGGTAACAAAATATGTCTCGCCTTCAGAGTCGGTAGCAACAATGCTCATTTCGTTCGCGTTTAAGTTTGCAGTAGCAACTAATTTACAAACAGCAGTGCCGTCACCAGTTTGAACTTTGTAACGTCTTGTGCTAACTTGTTTGATAATGTCACCTGTTGTAACTTCAGAGCCAGAACCAATCTGTGCTTCACACTTGATTGAGTTTTGACGAGCTGAACCACCAGTAGTTAATACTGCTGTAGCAGTTCCAGTTGTTTCTGCGCCACCGTCGCTGTCAGCAATAGTTACTGTCGGTGCTGACAAGTAGCCAGAACCTGGATTTGTAATAACGACTGCCGTAACTGCACCTGCTACAATGGTAGCTGTTCCAGTTGCTCTTACGCCGCCTACTAGATCCGGATCACCGAATACTACAGTTGTCGTAGCATCGGCAAAGTTTGCCCAGCTACCACCGATTGTAACGCTAGCGACTGACTCGCCACCTACGTTTGCTGTTCCAAACTTTGCATAGTTTGTGTTAGCGAAATATTTTTTATTTAATGGACGTCCCATGATTAATATCCTTTAGTTACTGAATTATGTTTGAAGGCGAAGTTTGTTCCGCCTAGACCGTATCTTGTTGCGTTAGCAGAGTTGCTAGCGCCTAATTGGAACTTCTCAGCTCCTGCCCACTCTTGGAACCAAATACGGATTGGATACCATTTGTTTGCTGTCATTGCAACACCTACTGTTGCATTGTTTCTTGTGTTACCCGATTGTGCAAACAAGTAATCACTTGTTGTATCACCTAGTGTTGTTGCTGTTGCAGGTGCACCAATCCAAATAATACAGTCGTCATCTACTGTAGCAAAGAAGTTAAAGTTACCTGTAGCAGGTGCTTGTATGTAACCTTTCCATTCAAATGCATAGTTGTTTTCGTAATCTAAATCAGTTCGTAAGCCAAAGCCACCGTAGGTATCAACTTCGTATGCTGCTTGGCTGATAGGACCGTTTGCTGGTTTCATAAATCCAACATCGAATTCATAGTTGTCTTCATCAATATAAGTTGTTGAGAAGTTACCAACATACTTGCGACGATATAGACCGTCTACCGGTGTTCCTGGGACTGTATCTACAGCACTTGCAGAAATATCGCGGTATGTTGCTAATGCACTGAACGCTGTTACATAACTGCTGGTAGCAGTAAATGTGCCTGGAACTGTGTTGTTGCTACCGCCAGAACCTGCTAATGGCTCATTAGGATCCATGCCTGATGGAATAGTCGGGCCATCATCGCCTTCTAAGTCTGTAGCTGCTGTTAAAGTAGCATCGGTTCCAGCTTCTTCAATTTGCCAATAACCGTCTGTTGTGCTTGTGCTGAAGCTCCATGCATAACTCTTTACGCCGCCATCATTTACTGTAATGCGATGACGAGAAATTTTAGTTGCTTGCTGAACTGTGCCATCGTCTTTCTTAAAAGTAATGGACATTTCGCCTGCTTGAAGATCTGCGCTTGCTTTATCTTTAAGATAACAGATAGCAGTTACGCCGTCTGCATCTTTACATTTAAAGCGTTTTGAACCTGTTTGTTCTACAATATAGCCAGGAACACTTGCAGTTCCGTTGTGAAACTGAACTTTAATGTTGTTCTTGCTATTTGCATTAAACAGTTGTTGTTTGCTTAATGGACGTCCCATTTTGTTTTGTTCTCCTTATAGTGACGTTCTAGGTCATACGCAGTGGGGTTCTGCATAATATCTACACAATGTAAATCGACATAGTATTTAGCCATTCAAGAGAAAGGGCTCCGAAGAGCCCTTTGTAATTAACAAACTTAGGTTTGAATTAGCTGAAACGTGCGTTAGCAATAGTTACAGTTCCTAGGTAGTCAGCAGCGTTACCTAAAGAAGATGCGCTGTTTGACAACTCAACATAACCATAACGTGTCATGAATGATACGACTGGTTCGAATGTTGTTGGATCTAGAACAACACCACTGCTCATCAATGGAATGTATGGGCAATAGAATGCTGCTGCGTCAGACTCGCTGCCGCCTTTGTAACCGACTAAAACTGTATCGTTTTGTGCGTATGTGTTAACATAGATCTTCATTGCGTTGTTCAATGTTCCAACAAACTTTGTGTTTGTAGGAGCTTCGAATGTGCCTTCTGTAGTGCGAGCAAAAGCAGAAGTTGTAGCAGACTGAAGAATTGTCAATGCTGTTGGACTGATAACAGCCCAGTTACCAGCGCCACGACGTGTGCGTTGAGCGATTCTGTTAGCAACACGGTTGATCTGAACAGCTAAAGCAGCGTGTTCGTCACCAACGAATGTAGCTGTTCCAGAAACAGCAGCTTGGTCGTAAGCTTCTTGGTTTTGTGTGCCAGCTAAAGAAACTAGAGAACCGATAATTTCTTGATCGATTTCAGCTGTGATTTCTTGAGCCAATGCAGCCATGATTTCTGCTTCAACGTCAATACCTTGTTGGGCTTGTGCGTCTTGTGCAGCCTCGAAAGTCCAGCGAGCTGATAACTTACGTGTCTTAGCTTCAACTGTTTGTTTCAAGATTTGGATGCTCATACGCTTACCAGCAGCACCTTCTAGAGAAGCTGTTGATGCAGCAGTAGCAGCAGCACCGTTGTTAGCAGAATAGCCTTCTGCAATTTTGAATGGGCTTAATGCCTCTTCACCAGCAGTAGCACCATAAGTCCCTGCTAATGTATCGCTGTAGCGAACACGTAGAGTATGGATTTGACCAACTGGGCCAGTCATTGGTTGAACACCAACCAATTCGTTAGCGATGACCGTAGGCATCACACGGCGGATTACTGGAAGAATCACGCGGTTTAAAGTTGCAACGTTACCGGCAGAAGTAGAGCCTGTAGAAGCAGTTTCAGCCAAATACTTACGAGTATTCTCGAGAGTAGAAGCCATTACTGATTTCTTAGTGCCCTGTAGGCCTTCTAATAGGGCCTCTTTAGTTTCTGCCCAACGTCCATTTAGTAGTTCTGACATTTAAATTTCTCCTTAAATTTTTAGTCCAGCAAGGCGACGGATATCGACAATATTGTTGTTGTTGTCGCTCTCGCTGCTACGAATGCTGTTGGAAACTTTGTTTCCTGTAATTTCTTTTGCCTCTACAAGTGCCTGTTTCTTCTGCGGAGCTTTACCTTCGATAACCGCTGGTAGATACTTGTCAAAACTTTCTACAAGTTTTGATGTTTTCACGCTCTCCATTAATTCACCCATGATTGCTTTTTGCTCTGTGTTTAACGGAGCAAGTAATTCATTCATGATGTCTTTACGTTCTTGCGACTCTTTTAGTTTCGCAATTTCTGCTTGTTTACTTTCTATTACTTTTTGTGCAGTAACAACAATGGCGCGAGCCTCTGTCACTTCAGCAGCTTTCTTGTCTATGACTTTGAGTAATTTTGCAGTTTCTGATTTCTCATTCAAGTAGCTAGTTTGGAATTCAGAAGCAAAAGCTTCGAATAACTTGCGACCGAAATCTGCGCGACGAGCTGATTCAATGTCTTCTTTAAGAGCTGTAATTTCAGAACTTAGGTTCTCAGTTACAACACTTTCAACCATTGCAGCAGCACGTTTTACAAACTTGTCTTTTACTTGACGAATTTGTTCACGACCTTCTCTAACCAAACGAACTTTGGTTTCAGCTAAATCTTGTTTGTCTTTGTAGAACTCAGCGATTTCTTGAGCCAAAGCTTCAATTACGAATTGTTCTAGTTTACCAAACTTACCAGCCATCACTTTCTGATCTTCATGCAATTCAGCGACTTCATTTGACAGCTGACGGACTACGAATTCCTTCATAACGTCTGCGTCTTGTGACATCTTCTTTGCATACTTAACTTTCATTTCTGCTAGTTGTTTACGATCTTCTGCGAATTCACCGATTTCGCTTGCTAATTCAGTTGCTAACATTCTGTCAACAGCTTCAATCATCAAGTTTTTATCGTGCTCGTATTTTTGTGCAAACTCTTCACGTAGTTGATGAGTAACTTGTTCACGTTGTTCGTTGATTCTCGCTTCGAACGCCGCTTCGATACTCTCTTTGATCTCTGCAGAAACCACATTGTTTTCAAATAAACCTTTTAGTGCATCCAACATGTGATTCTCCTTCTTATTGGAGTTTGTTTATTATTGCTAATAAACTCTCTTTGAGATATTTTTGCGCCATAGGGTCATTTCTCACCTCTTCCGCTATGCGTAAGCTTCTGAATCCACCCTTATTATTCATAAGGTGTTCATAAATTGGTGTTGGATATGCGCCCGGGGCACTAGGTTGAGCCACCATATCTACAGTGATGATCTCAAAATCTGATACTTCACCGGAACCGTCATCTTTGACGTTCCCGGATCCGCGACTTGATACGCCTAACTTCACACCACTTTCTAACATGGTGCGAATTAGTTGTCCCATTGGTGTAGGTAAAATTTTCAATTTACCGTAACCGTTTGGACCGTCCATCCACATATTAACAATCATATGCGATACACGGTCCAAGTTTATTTTTAGATCGTCAGGATGATCCACTTCTCCAAGAACACTATAACCGTTTTGAATCTGATCGTTTAAGGTCTTGACAGCCTTGCCAATCTCATTCACAGGGTAAACACGCTGGTTAGCGTTACGAATACCGCCCTGGATACAAATCCCGGACATGTATAGGTTCTTACCTTCTTTGTCATCAGACTCGACAACAATTTTCGCTTCAGTGAAGCTAAGGTTTTCTCGGAGATGATTTTTCATCTTACTTTCTTGAGCCAATTATGCTTTTAGTGTTGGCGCCGTTATCACCGGAACCTTTCTTTTCTGCGCCATGGCCTTTTGCAACTGGTTTCAACTTAGTAGCACTCTTAGCGCCAGGAACGTTAACGTTTCCGCCGTCTTGCTTGCTTGTAGTTGGCTTTAACAAACCACCTTGTGTTCCACCTGTTGTGCTTTCTCCGCCTTTAACGATGTTAGCAGTAGTGCCGCCCATATCGTTCTTACCGGCTACGATGCTCTTGTTATTAACACCGTTGTCACCGTGCTTTGGTAGAGCAACTTTGTCTACGTATTCACGGATCATTGATTCTTCAATTTCTTCTTCGTCAGTTTCTTCGAATGCAAACTCATCAACTGGCTTGTCAATTTCTACATCGCCCATAAAGTCGTCTGTAGCATCACCACCAAAGTCGCCGCCCATATCGTCGCCGCCTTCTTCTTCGCCAGCCATTAGCTGTTCAAATTCTGCTTTTAATTCTTCTAATGCGTCTTCTAAGTCTAGAATACGATCTGTTTGTTCTTCGTCGGAAAGATCTTCTTCTCCGCCCATATCGTCGCCGCCGAAGTCGTCACCGCCTTCTTCGTCGCCTTCTTCGTCGCCAGCATCATCAGCTGGTTCTTCGGGACCTTCTTCGTCGCCGAATGCCTCGACTGGCATTTGTTCTTCTTCACCTTCT